CCGGGGGTCCGTGGGTTACTTTACTTCCACGTGTCCTTCCTTACCGAGCAGGTGCAGGTGGTACCCTACGGAGTCGGCTACGGGGAACTTGGTGGGGTACTTGTTGGATACGAGCTCGGCCACCGCCTCCCGTGTCCAGGCGCGCTTGGCGTCGGTGTGGAGGACGTTGAGGACTTCCTGGCGTTGCTTGCCCTTGGCAATGGTTGGGCAGCCGGGGAGCACGCGGTAGGTGGCGAGCTTGGCTGGCGTTTTGGCGGTTGACTTCACGAGCGTGCCGGTGACTTGCGTGCCGTCGGCGAGGGTGATGGTTACTTGTGACATCGTAGTCTCCTTGGTGGCCTCCCACGTGGCCGGCCGGGTGGGCCGGTTGGGGCGGGTGGCGTATTGATTTAATATAGTAATAGTAACATATTCCGAACCGTAGAAAACGGGATTCTTAGCAACCGTCAGCCTCCGTTCCGGCCCTGGAAAGGTGAACTCCATGCTCTCTCCTCCGTGTTCCGAATGCGGTCAACCCGCTATCTATCTCTACGCCGATAGGTACTTTTGTCGCGCCCACCGTACCGAGGCCCTTGAGTTTGCTTCTAACTATCGGTTCCGGAAGCAAAAGTACACGGTTTTCCGCCAGCCTGGCCGGCCCTACCGATATTCTATTAAGCGCCCCTACGGGGTTAAGTCCTAGTTTTTCGGGGGGTGAACATGCCTTCTGACGTTTTGTTTCATGGCCACCTATTGAACCGCTCGGCGATAGACGGCATACTTAGCAGCTACCGGATGACGGGGGAACATAAGACGGGGTACGAGGATGCCGAGGGTAAGGGGCCGTTCCGGTGTGATAACTGCCGGTACTTTGGGGCCCGATCCACGTGTAACCACCCGGTGATGCTGCGACACTCGCGCCAACCCGAGGCGGGAAAAGGTTGGGTGTTTGTCGACCCTGGCGGGTGCTGCTCATATATCGACCGGGGGGAGCCGCATGCCGGAAACTTTTAAAAAGGTAGTTACTAATGCCAGTATTCGCCCAGTTCGGCCAAAAGGCCCTAACGTTCGCCAAGCGGCACCCTTCAAGGGACCGGAAGTACACCTTATTAGAAGGGTCCGTGCGGTCCGGAAAAACTTTCGCTATCGATGCCAAGATGATCTTTCACCTATGCTTCTACAAAGTCAACGGGAAACGTATCATCTGCGGTACAACAAAGCAGAACGTGTACAAGAACATTTTGATCGATTTGTTCACAGTGGTTGGGAAGAAGAACTACGCCTACAACCGGGCTACTGGCGAGTTGGAGCTCTTTGGCACCCAGTGGTTTGTTATCGGAGCGAAAGACGAGGCCTCTTACAAGCAGATTCTTGGACTAACCGTTGGTATCGCGATATGTGACGAATGGACGGAGTTTCCGGCCTCGTTCACCAAGCAATTATTTCTGCGCATGTCGCCCCCGGGAGCGCGCCTCTATGCGTCGACTAATCCTGGAACTCCCCAGCACTACCTGTTTACAGATGTCATTCACAACTCAGCATTTGAACCTGATCTTGAAGTTATCCACTTTACTCTGGATGACAACCCGAACATTGACCGTGCCACTAAGAGACAGATCATCGCTTCTCAGAAAGGTGTCTATTACCAACGGTACATCCTTGGACTATGGGTGGTGGCTGAGGGGGCAATCTATCGAGATTCTTGGCACGACAAGTTCCTGTTCGATCTTGAATCTACCCCTGTAGGGTTGCATGGGAGCGGGGGCTTCACCCAGCATGTCATCGGGGTCGATTACGGGACCCATAACCCGTGCGTGTTCCTGGAGTACTACGACGACGGAGAAACAGCTTGGTTAGACCGGGAGTACTATTGGGACTCGGTTAAACAGATGAAGCAGAAAACGGATGGCGAGTATGCTGACGATCTGGAAGAGTTCATTCGCACCAGCCGCTGTCGTGGCCGAAACAATCCGATTATCGTGTGCGACCCTACCGCCACATCTTTCAAAGTCGAGCTCCTCCACCGCGGGTTGGTTGTTGTGGACGGGGATAACGACGTTCTCAATGGAATCCATCGAGTTAGCGAGGTCGAGAGCACCGGCCATCGTAGAGTCCATCGAGATTGTTCCGAGTGGCAACGTGAAAAAGGCCTTTATTCATGGGACGTCGACGCTGCTGAGAAGGGTGAAGAGCGCCCGCTGAAGCGGGATGATCACACGATGGATGCGGATCGTTACGCTCTCATGTATATGTTTCCTGATTGGCGTACCCTGGATGTTATGCCGGTCGCTGAGGAGTTTGAGCTGCAACATGCGGCTTAAGGAGGTAAGCCTATGCGCTGAATCCTACAGGAGTACAAGTCAATCGAGAATAGAACCTTTTTGGGATAAATACTGAGGGCCGGTGGCCACCTCGCTGCCGGCCTTTAGATTCGGAGGAAACGTGCCTGAAGATAATGTTCTGCCGCTACCGGCGGATGATGATGAGAACTACATTCGTAAACCGGTCGCGATTGATTCTTACCAGAACATTCCAGCTCGACTTGGCGTCGGTGCTCCTAACCTTATAAATACAGAGAACTACCCACTAGTTCGGCTTACTGAATCTTATCCACTGATTCTAAGCCTGTACCGGGGAAGCTGGGTAGTTCGCAAAGTCATTGATCAAGTAGCAAATGACATGTATAAAAGCTTCCCGGTCCTTGATTCTATGCTAGAGCCTGAACAGGTTCAAGCTTTCAATCACGCGATTCTGAAAACCAAGACTATTCATCGTCTAAGAACAGCCTGCAAGTGGGGTCGGTTATTCGGGGGAGCGGGTGCGATCGTTGTAATAGACGGTCACGGTGACCTAGCTAAGCCGCTGAAGTTAAAGGATGTAGATGTAGATAGTTACAAGGGACTGATCCCGTTAGACCGGTGGTCCGGGATCATCCCTGGACCGGAGATCAATGCTGATATCAACGATCCGGACGCCTTCGGCCTTCCAGAGTACTACAATTGTATCATGGATGCCGGTCACGTTCAGGTACACCACTCGCGAGTACTCCGGTTTACGGGTAGAGAACTTCCTCAGTGGGAAGTTCAGCTCGAACTCTACTGGGGAATGTCTGAAGTCGAAATTATCTTTGAGGAACTCAAGAAACGCGATTATAGCTCTTGGAATATTGTCTCCTTACTTACTCGAGCTCAGGTCATGTCCATCACGGAGCCCATGCTGGCTTCTATGATGTCTGGTGCCACGAGCACGAATAAAGGGTTCAACGGCTTTGTTGAACGTATGGAGCAGATCTCGGAGCAGCTAAATAACCAGGGGCTACTGATTCTTGGTAAGGATGGCAAGCTCGATAACTCGACTTATTCTTTTGGAGGCATCAGTGACGTTTATCATGAATTCATGAAGGATCTGGCCGCGGCTTGCGGTATCCCTTATGAAGTCATCTTTGGACGCGATAAAGGTATGGGAGATGGCGGCGAACTCGGTAATAATGGTGGAGCCTCCATGCAACTGTACGACAACATGATTGAGGAGAAGAGAGTCAGTGAAGCCAACCCTATCATTGATAAGTTACTTCCAATCATCTGCACTTCCGTCTTCGGAGACGTACCGGATGATCTTGCTTACCACTGGGCCCCCGTTCGTGCAATTAGTGATAAAGAGCGATCGGACCTCGGTAAAGCTCTCGTTGAGTCAGTTCTCATGGCGTACAACGCTGATCTGATCACTAAGAAAGAAGCACGTAAGGAGCTCGCTCAACAGTCTGGTATGAATGGGCTGTTTAGTAACATTTCGGAGGAGTCGATTGCGGCGACACCGGACACCTATGCTAGTGAGACTGGAATCGGAGACCAGCCTTATGGTATGGGTGGGGGAGGAGAGGCGCCTGGGGCTGCACCTGGATTGCCTCCTCTCGGACAAGGGGCGGGTACTGGCGCTCCAGGCACTCCTGGCGCTGGCCCACCTCCCGGTGGAGCTCTGCCTCCTCCTGCTCCTGGTGGAGCTGAGCCTAGAGTTGCGGCTCGTCAATCAGGTGGCAACCCTAAGGCCGAACATATCGGTACACGAGAAGGTGAACAGTTACCCGTGGAAGCTAAACCAATAGGAGTGACTGGTTTGAAATGGCACAAGAGCAAGAGAATCACTCGTCCTGAAGAGACTCATAAAGCCGGTGGACCACCGGCTGCACCTGCTACTCCTCCACCGTCTCAGCCTGGAGCGCGGATTCAAGGGTCTGGTGGAGACTTAGGTACTGCTGGTGCCACCAATACTACGAATACGAAATCCTTACGTCAGTCCTTGGCCCATTCAATCAAACACTTGACTAAGAAGATCACTGGCAATAAGGAAGAGGAAAAAACTCCCCCGCGCCAATTAGTAGGAGGCCCAACACCAGCGCCTGGCACAGTAGCTACTGGTAAGGCTCCTGAGGAACCGCAAGCTCGGGCTACCGAGGAAGAAGGAAAAGAAGAGCCGAAGAGAGATGAGAAGGGCCGCCGGACTTTTTCAGGAGCGGCTCTAGGCTTAGCTGAACCTATGAGGCCCCCCAATAAAAAAGAGGAAGAGTAGTGAGGCTGTTGTTTCTAGGGACACTGTTTCTTGGGTTATTGTGCGGTTGTCACCACTCACCTTTGATCATCATTGTAGCTGGTAAGAATGTGGTTGTTGATACTCAGAAACAGTCACTGGATAAGGGAGCTAAGGGAACTCAATTAGAGGGAACTAGCAAAACCAAGGGAACTCAGTCAGAGGAAACTAAACAGTGTCCCACGGAGAAACAACCATGATGACTGTGCTGTTACTTATGCTTGTCCTCCAGATACCTGACTGTCCTTGTGCTCAACCTAATGTTCACCGAGCTGTAGAGGACATTAACTCAATCAATAAGAGCCTAGATGACATTGAGAAGCATGTTCAGGAAAACTCGATTCGTTTAGCTAAATACGATGAAAGAACAAGAGTAGTAGCCATCGTTCTAGGCTTGTTAGTTACGGCGAGTGCGGCGTTTCAGGTCGTGCACCGTAGTAAATCAGATAAACCGAAGTAATTTCTTTGTTTACTTCTGTTATCGGAAAATATTATAATATAATAGAGGAGAATAAAACTTTTTGACTATCAAACCCAAAGGAGGCGAAGTGTTTAGTTTACCTCCTGTTGGTGTGAACCAGTCAAAAATAGATGACGTGTTGCTGGTACTCACTGATGCTGGTGGACCAGGTAAGTTTCGGTATGATGGTGGTCCTAAACCCTACTTAAAGAAAAGTACCGGTAAGCCGAGTCCGAAGGCAGCTAAGAGAATTAAGACTTATAAGAAAGCTCAGGAAGCTAAACAAGATCTTGGCATGAGGGGTCCGGTAACAGCGCGCCCGCAGATTGAGCAAGTTAAAGGTCAGATGGGTCAGATCAAAGCTGAGGAAGAGGCTTTAAAAGCCCAGAAGAAAGCTCTACAGGAACAAGTTAAGATTCAAGAAGCTCAAGAAGCTCAAGAAGAAGAGGAAGAGGAATACTATTCTTTTGAGGAAACTGAAGAACATCGTCAGGATGCTGAGATTGTAGATGAAGGCTATAGTGATCCTGAAGATTGGTCCATGTTTAATGATTTAGATTCTTTGTTTAGAGGTGAGAAAGAGATTCAGGATTACTTAATAAGAGGTGAAAGTGGAGATGATTCTTTAGATAGTAAGATAGAGAACATTGATTTAGCCGTAGAGAGTTCTAAGATAAAGCGAGACACTACAGTTTATCGGGGTATTAGTGGAAATTATGCTGCACAGTTACTTGAAGCTGAGGATGAGGATATTATAGACAATCCAGCTTACTCTTTCTGTTCTTTTAATAAAGATACAGCTACTACTTATAAGAGAGAAAAAGGTACTGTGCTACGTATTGACCTAAAGAAAGGTCAGTCAGCTTTATCAGCTAATAATATCGAGAGAACTTATCCAGCTATCTTTAATTTTTCTGCTAATAGGATGGTAATTCTTGGTAGAAACTCTAAGTTTAGAGTAAAGTCTATAGATAGAAGTACTAAAACAATTCATTTAGAGATGCTTGATTCTGGTTCGGCAACAGACGCGTTAGCTGTTGATTACACATTCATTCCTGAGGAACATCCACGTGAAAAAGACCCAGGAGACTGGGCAGGCCGTCCCCAAGAAGTCGCTGTCCCTGCCGCACCAGTCGTTCCACCACCTACTGCTGCTCCAGCAGCTCCTGCGTCGACCGAGAAGCCGGGCTTCTTCGCTCGTGCTTTCAGTAACCTTGCGAAACTATTTGAAGGTACGGAAGAGGCTCCCATAGATCCTTCACGTCGAGCGTTCTTAAAGAAGTCTGCGGCTGTTGTGGCCGCTCAGAGTATCCCTCAAGGTAAGTTACTTGACGCGGCTTTTAAAGCTTTCGGTGAGGAACCTAAGGATGTCCCTTCAGCAGAGGAGGTATTAAAGTCTACTAAAGCAATAGTTTGGGAAGTTTGTCAGAAATATATGAAGTCTTTTAGTTCTTTAAATCCTGAAGAAATAGCGATGGGTAAAGAAGATGAGTATGTTAAAGAAGAATTAGAGTTCATTAAAGATGCTATTGATGCAGCTACAGATCCTGAAATGGTGAAAAGCTATGGTTTCACAAGTATGCTTGAGAATCAGTTAGACTCTCTTCATGTTACAGCTAGAGAAGGCGGTGAGATGCTTCCTATGTTCTTGAAGCAGATTCAAAAGAATCAAGGAATGATCTCTGAGCTTTCACAGATACTAGGTTTAGAGCAGCAAACTCAAAGATATATTAGAACTCCTCAAGATTTTGCTAATGTTCTTGCTGAATGGAAAAGCAGCGTTAGTTACATGGCGCAGCAAGGCTATGGAGATCTTGCTTTTGATCCTGAAGGTAATGTAGTAGATCCTAAAACTGGAAAAGTATTTGAAGATATCTCTAAAGATGTTAAAGAACTTGAGGATACGTTACCTCCAC